AAGCGTGAGGCAATTGCAGATAAAGGTATCTGGACTGCCAAGAAACGCTACATCCTGAACGTATACGATAACGAGGGTGTTCGCTATACAGCACCTAAACTCAAGATGATGGGTATCGAGACGGTTAAGTCCTCGACTCCATCGTCTTGCCGAGATGCCTTGAAGAAGGCACTCAACATTATCATGAACGAGAATGAGGAAGCAGTGCAGGAGTTTATCCGTGACTTCCGTGAAGAGTTCAAGACACTACCGTTCGAAGACGTTGCGTTCCCACGTGGCGTATCTGATCTGACGAAATACTCAAGTAGTGGTCGTGACCTCATCGTTCCAAAGGGCACACCGATCCATGTTCGTGGTTCGCTTGTGTTCAATCACCTACTGGTTAAGCACAACCTAACCAAACAGTTTGAGTCCATCAAGGACGGTGAGAAGATCAAGTTTTGCTATCTGAAGATGCCTAACCCTGCAGGGCAGAATGTTATCAGCATCGTCAGTACGCTCCCAAAAAGGTTTGACTTGGAGAAGTTTATCGACTATGATACACAGTTCGACAAGGCATTCCTTGAACCCCTCAAGATCATTCTTGAGAAGATAAACTGGCAAGCAGAGAAGACTGCAACTTTGGAGGACTTTTTCGGATGACCGATGACCTTATGAAAGCACTACGTGAACTTGGCGAGATTGAAGAGTCTGTTTCACAGAAGAACGAACGTGACGCAGATGACTTCTGGGAGTCTCTGTCACAAGAAGATAAGGAACGTGCTTTCTACTCAGTGTGTAAACGAATCTATGACGGTGACGTTGATCAGCGTGGGACATACCGTTATGTTCTGTATAATATCTTTGGGTTTGACAAACACATGTATACCCAAGGCATGGACTGCGGATACATGGCAATCCACAATGCTATTTCCGAAGGCAATGACCTGATGGCAATGGGTGGAGTAAACCGTATCGAAGTCATAGATGAGAATGGACGTGCTTATGTTCGCTGGGACAACGACCCTCTAAATATGTCTTACCAGTTACAAGATGACGACCGCACTCTAAAGGTGTTTGTCGATGGGAAATATAAATGAACAAGTTAGACTATGATCAAGAGTTGCTGACTATTCTGATGGAAGAGTGTGGCGAGGTTATCCAAGCATGCTCTAAAATCATTCGGTTTGGGCAGGACTCTGAGTATGGTGGTGTTACAGCACGTGAAGTTCTTGAGAAAGAACTTGGTGATCTGTATTGTATGATTGACCTAGTGCATGCAAGCGACATGGTCAGTTTCACTAAGTTGGATGATTATGCCAACGAAAAATATGAGAAACTCCGCAAGTGGAGTAACCTGATAGATGAAGATTAAATTTGAAGTCGAGATTGATACAGAGAAGGATGAGGATATCATCAACGAACTCTTAGCACTTCTTGAAGAGTTACAGGCGAGGTTGAAACAATGCGAATAGGATTCACGTGCTCTGCGTTTGATTTACTTCACGCAGGGCATGTTCAGATGTTGCGTGAGGCAAAGGATCAGTGCGATTACCTTATCTGTGGTCTGCAGGTTGACCCTGCATTAGACCGTATCGAAAAGAATCGTCCAATACAAACTCTTGTTGAGCGATACATACAATTGTCCGCATGTAAATACGTCGATGAGATTATACCTTATGAGTCTGAGAATGACTTGAAGGATATCCTACTGACCATGCCAATTAATGTCCGTATCCTCGGTGTTGAGTATAAGCACCAAGAGTTTACTGGTAGACAGATATGCGTAGATCGTGGAATTGATCTATACTTTAATAAGCGTGATCACGACTTCAGCACAAGCGGATTGCGGAATAGAATTGAAAGGAGAGCACAGAGCGATGAGTGAATACGAAGCGATGAAGCAAAAAGATGAGAAATGGCATGACATCAAAGATGTTGGCGGGATCGATAAAGGATCTTGGGTATTCATGATGGAACGGTTGGAACTTCTTGACCACAAACTCAAGGAAGGATACCACACCACAAATGATGAGCATCGAATTGTAGTGTACTCGCTATTGAACACTATTGCTGGCGTTATCCATGCAGGTAATGACCACGACAAGGAAATGTTTGAGGCAGCAAAAGAAGCATACAATGAAGAGAAGGAATGGACTTTCGAGTACAACTCTGTGATGCCTGCACTCCGTGAACTTGCGCAGAAAGAAATTGCTGCAGCAAACCCCGAAACTAAAGAAGAGGTGGCAGATGAGTGATGTGAGCAAGAAGCGACACTTGGCGAAGGCAGTCACGTGGCGCATTATTGCTAGTATTACAACTGCCCTTATCGCATGGACATTTGGATTGCCACCGAAAGCAGTCGGTGCAGTATTCGTTGCTGATTTGATCATTAAGTTCGTGCTATATTACGCACATGAACGTGCTTGGTACAGATACAGTAAATTTGGAGTAGAGTAAAATGTCTGGATTCGATTTTGATTTCGGTTTCACCGCAGTCACAGAAGAAGAACTATCGGTCGTCCAAGAGTCGACAGCAAAGTTAGAAGAAACGGCAACAAATGTATTGACATTGCAGGAAAAGTGCGATAAACTATACAACATGATTATGCCATTGCTGAACAACCTTGCTGCTAATCCTGAGAAGGATTACATCTATTGGGAAGGTAAGACCAGAATGGAGAAGATCGAACAATTTCGTGACCAACTTGATGGAGTGTATAATTCATGAATTTTCTACAGAATGTTACGAAGGGTATTGACAACACATCCCTTCTTGATGAGGGTTCCAACTCTTCGGAGTTTTCGGGATCCATTGATACTGGATCGTATATCCTGAATGCTGTGCTTTCAGGTTCACTGTATGGTGGTGTTCCTAATAATAAGATCACTGCTTTCGCTGGTGAGTCTGCTACTGGTAAGACGTTCTTTGTACTGGGTGTTATCAAGACCTTCCTTGAGCAAAACCCAGACGGTGGCGTTATCTACTTTGACACAGAGGCAGCAGTAACCAAGAATATGATGGAGACTCGTGGTATTGATACCAAGCGAGTAGTGATCTCTGAACCTCAGTCTATTGAGGAGTTCCGAACCAATGCCGTCCGTATGCTTGATGCGTACAACGATGGTGATGAGAAACCGCCTATGATGATGGTGCTGGATTCTCTTGGTATGCTCTCGTCTAACAAGGAATTGGAAGACGTTGAGTCGGGTAAACAAGCACGTGATATGACCAAAGCACAGTTGCTCCGTGGTACGTTCCGTGTCCTATCCCTGAAACTAGCGAAGGCAAACGTGCCGTTGCTTGTAACTAACCACGTGTATGATGTTGTTGGCGCATACGTTCCAACGAAAGAGATCTCAGGTGGTTCTGGTCTGAAGTATGCAGCATCTTCTATCGTAATGCTGGGTAAGAAGAAAGACCGTGATGGTACTGACGTTGTTGGTAACATCATCAAATGTACTATGCATAAGTCTCGCTTTACTAAGGAGCAGTCTAAGGTTGAAGTCAAACTGTCGTTCGACAAAGGTCTGGATCGCTACTTTGGTTTGCTTGAACTGGCAGAGAAGTACAATATCATTAAGAAAGTATCGACTCGCTACGAACTTCCTGATGGACGTAAGGTATTCGGTAAGGCAATCAATGCTAACCCAGAAGAATACTTCACTCCAGATATCATGGAACAACTAGAGGTTGCTGCCAGCAAGGAATTCTTGTATGGCAAATCAGACGATGAAGAATATGTGGAGGAAGAAAATGACAGCGAAGTATGATCTGGTTAAGCACCCAGACGAATTCCATCAGGATCATTGGTGCGTCAGTATCCAAGATGGTCCACTTGAAGGTGTTGTGTACCAGTACGACACGGTGAACTTCAGTAGTGAAACTGAAGATTCTGAAGAGATGTATATCAAGTTCAATACAATCACCGTTGATAATCCTTCAAATGCGGACTTGACTACTGAGGAATCTGTAGGTATAATGGGTGATATTCTAGTACACCTAATATCAGAGAATCTTAAAGAAGTCGAGTCAAACAATGAGCAAAATCGAACTAACGATACTTAAACACCTCGCTACAAACGAGAACTATGCCAGAGGCACTCTTCCTTTTCTGAAGGAGGAGTACTTCTCGGATCGCCATGAGAAACTTGTCTATCAAGAGATCGCCAAGTTTATCGAAACCTACAACGCATTGCCTACTCGTGAGGCACTGACTATTGAACTCGACAAGAACGACAAGATCGGTGATGAGGACTTCTCTCAGTGCTCATCCCTGATCAGTGATCTGGTCGCAGAGGAAGTTGAGCAGAAGTGGTTGATTGATACCACTGAGAAGTTCTGTCAAGAGAAAGCATTGTATAATGCGATCATGTCCTCAATCAATATCATCGATGGTAATGACAGCAAACGTGACAAGGGTGCTATCCCTGAGTTGCTATCCGATGCTCTGTCTGTTTCGTTTGACCCTAACATTGGTCACGACTTCCTCGAAGATACCGATAGTCGATATGACTTCTACCACCGTGTAGAGGAAAAGATTCCATTTGACCTTGAGTACATGAACAAGATCACTAAGGGTGGTCTGCCAAATAAGACGCTGAACATTATCCTTGCAGGTACTGGTGTTGGTAAGTCTTTGGCAATGTGTCACATGGCAAGTGCGAACCTAACTGAAGGCAAGAACGTTCTCTACATCACTATGGAGATGGCAGAGGAAAAGATTGCTGAACGTATCGATGCTAACCTGTTGAACGTTTCCCTTGATGACTTGAAAGAGTTACCGAAGGCAATGTACGACAAGAAGATGGATCGAGTTAAAAACAAGACCACTGGTAAACTGATTGTGAAGGAATATCCTACTGCGTCTGCAGGTTCTGGTCACTTCCGTCACCTACTTAACGAACTACGACTCAAGAAGTCATTCGTTCCTGATGTCATCTACATTGACTATCTGAACATCTGTACTTCCTCTCGTATCCGTGGTGGTGCACAAGTAAACAGTTATACTCTTGTCAAGGCAATCGCTGAAGAGTTACGTGGACTTGCTGTCGAATTCAACGTACCAGTTGTCTCTGCAACGCAGACGACACGTTCTGGTTACTCTAACAGTGACGTTGGACTTGAAGATACATCTGAATCATTTGGTCTGCCAGCGACTGCCGACTTCATGGTTGCTTTGATCAGCACCGAGGAGTTGGAAGAACTTGGTCAGGTTATGGTGAAGCAGTTGAAAAACCGTTACGGTGATCCGAACACATACAAACGTTTTGTGGTTGGTATTGACCGTTCTAAGATGAGACTGTTTGATTGCGAACAGGAAGCACAGGAAGATCTAGGTTACGATGATTCTAAACCTATGTTTGACCGTTCTGACTTTGGCGGACGCCAACGTGAAGACGACATGTCTCAATGGGCAACTAAGAAAATGGGTCGCAAAGACTTTAGTGGAGTGAAATGGGGATGATTAAGTTTATCTACAAAGACAAAGGGTTTGACCTTGCTGGGATTAGAGTTCCCTCGAAAAAGGTTGAAATGAAACTGACTGACGATGCTTTGACCATTGAAGAGATGTGCTCAGAGTTTGAGATGTTTTTGAAGTCAATTGGGTATGTGCTACCAGAAGGTGTTCATATCGGATATGAGACTGACGAATGAAAGCAAAACACGTTGACGCATATTTAAAGACAGCAGCAACATTTGCTCGTTGTTCTACTGCCAAGAAACTGAAGGTTGGTGCGGTGGTCGTTAAAGACCATCGTATCATCTCCATCGGTTACAATGGCACTCCTCCAGGATGGGATAATGTGTGTGAGGTTGAGACGACATACTCAGGTCTCCAGACCAAAGACGAGGTTATCCATGCAGAGGCAAACGCAATAACCAAACTTGCTCGTTCTACCGAGTCTGGTGAAGGTGCTGAATTGTTCTGTACCCATTCCCCATGTATCCACTGTGCTAAGTTGATCGCTGGGTCTGGGATCTCGAAGGTCTACTATTCAAAGGATTATCGCTCGAAAGACGGTATAGAATTCCTTAAAAAATGTGGGGTTATTGTCCAAAAGACCATAAGTAGTTGATTCTACAGGGGAAAAAAGTTGCAACTTTTTTGAAAAAAAGTGTTGACTATTTCCCCGATATGCTCCATAATACTCTTGTACTTTGAGAGAAATGAGAGAGAAAATTATGTCTAAAGCAAGTTCTATCGCCCCTGACTTCTTCCGTGTAGTTCTAGAGCGTGTCCGTAAAGCAGTTGCTAACCCAGAGAACCGAAACGATGACGGTTCTGTATACTGGGAATTCGTTGACGCAGACGTCTACATGGAAACCAACCCAACTGAGGGTTGCCGTGAACTATACATGAACCTCTTCGATGAAGCATGTGACCTTGTCGAAGCAGAACTATTCCTCGGAAAAAAATTAGCATAAAGGTGTTGACTTCCTTGCCGTTGTGCGAGATAATATCTGTGTTGACTTTGAG